AGGCTGGAATTTAGTAACACGATAACTATCTTTATCAATTTCTTCTGTTTCATCTACGGAATAACCAAACGATACATTCCTATAAATCTTGTCATTAACCATCTCTAAAGTTTCTTTTCCTAAAGCGTTATTTGCAAAACGTACCTGCGCTCTTCCTTGCTTCTTTTCCACGTCAAGCCATGCCCTTTCCACTACCCCAATAACTTTTGAAGTGTCATGGTTCAGGAGTAACGGGGCCGATGAATTTAACCTAGAGAAATCAATAGAATCCTCTCTACTGTGATCAAGAATTTCATTACCTAAGTAACCACGATTTACAGGCTCTTCACTACTAAACGGGAACTCAATAGTTCTTTCAGTTTCACCAACAGTAAAATCAGCAACTTGTGAACGCCTTTTAATTTGATTTTCTAAATCACGTTTCTTTTCCATTAGTTTCGTTTTGATTTTCATCTATAATAGTCTGCTTTGCTGACGTAGTAACACCTGACGAAAGATCAGTATCAAAAACTAAATTTAATTGCTTCGCTTGCTCTACCTCATCGGCTCTCTGTGGGAGTAAATCAGAGAGATCATGACCTTGCTCTGCGACGACCATTGCAACAGTTTTAAACCCTGCTTTTACTGCCTCCTTATTTGCTGCTATCTCTTTTTGTGGGTCTACCCATTCCCAACCTCTAGGAACAAAACGTACACGCCTATATCTATCTGGGTCACTCTCATAATTAGGCAGATTTAAATTGCCACTTAATACCGCCATTTCTAACCACGCTTCAAACACTCTTGTATGGAAGTTGTCTATTAAATAGTTTTGAATAGAGCGATATTGTGAACGATCCTCTAACAATGAAAGACGGCTAGAAGAATAATTAGTTTTTGAAAAGTCGCGGGAAACTGACTCATAACTGACCCCTACGCCAGCGGCACAAGAACGCAGCATTGCAGCCATAAATTCGGGGAACTCCCCATTAGGTGAATTAAAATCAGGAACTGAGACGGTTTCACCCGGTTGAAGATAGGCAAATTGTCCGGGCTGGAAGTTTTTTACTCGATCACCGTCATACACTTCTCCCCCCTCGTCTAGCTCCCCTTCTGGGCTGGTAATAAAAGCCTGAATACATGACGCTGCCCGCGCTCTAATAATAGAAGCCTCCTGAAATCCGTTTAAGTCATGTAAAGCTTTTAAGCAACTTGCCATCGCTGGAACGCCGCGACTTTGTGACGGTCTTTCTTGTTGGAATAGATGAATAATTTCATCAGCGGGAATAATTACATGTCTTTTTTCTCCCGTCCTTGTTGGGAATAAAGTATCGCCGGGATGCTTATTTAAAAAACAGTAGTTAAGAGGTCTATTGAAATCTGGGTCTACCTCAATACCCATCCTGTAAATATTTCCATTACTACTTTTACCCGTGTAATCAGTATCTAATAAATCTGCCTCCATTACCTGCAATGAAAACGGTATAGATGAACGTCCGAAAGGTTTACGAATAATCCTGATAAATACTTCACCATCAACAACAAGAGAATTAACAATAAGCTTTTGCATCTCTACCCAACTAAGCCGCCCTGCTACGTCGCATGAATCCGCACGACCCCAACGCTTAAATCTAGTCTCGACAACATCATTTAATTTTTGATCTAGTTTTTTACCTCTTTGCTGTTTAATTTGTGATTGAATTTTAAACCCAACAGGACCGACAACATTAGAGACGATCGACCGTATGGCTTGACGTCCGTAGGGGTTATCTCTGCAAACTTGGCGTGATCTTTGCCTTAGTTGTTTAAGGCTTCCTTTTATCTCAGCATCAGCCGATGAATTACCAGCAATCCAATTAGAAGTTAAACGAGACGTTTGCGCCCCTGCATACATACGCCGCCCTTTTTTAGGTAGTGGCTTAACTTCTTGCTCAGGGGTTGACTTTAAAACGTCAGAAAGTGGGAGTCCTAAAAATGCCATTAGAAACGAACGAATAAATTATGAGGGTTGCCCAAACCTTGAGCAATTAATGAAGCTTTCTTTTCTCTTACAACGATTGCTTTTAATTGACTTTCTCTCATCCTTAAATCATTTAGTGACAACCTTGTGAACGTCCGATTTCCGATTGTATAACTTGCAGCCTTATCACTAATAATCGCTCTTATTGCAGCGGTTACATTATCTAAATCAATTTCATTTTGTGTCCGGTCATCTACTGCCCCCGGTGTTCCAGAATATGCAAGAGCTTGTTTAACAGTGAACTCACCTCTAGCAAGTTGAAAGCTTTCACTTCCTTTACTAACTATCGCAGTCCAAAACCACTCACCCGCATCGAAGTTAGTACTAACACTAGAAGCGATTGTAAATTCCCAACCTGAACCATTCCAAGTTGAACCCGTAACGGTTGCACCTTCAGAAGCCGTATTAGTTCTCAAGTAATAAGTTAATGCCCAACCATCACCCTCGGTCGCCGTCGTATTAAAGGGTACCGTTGCAGCTCCATCACGCCATTTAACAGTCGTATTAGCTGTAATGACGCTAGGAAAATCAGAAGTCCACACTAGTCACCTCACCATTGATTAACAAAATTCGCCTGCTTAGACGAAGCATGCTTAGAGTTTAGCGTCTTTTTGTCACTTGAATTAGTTGGATTTAAGAGCTTTTTAGCGTAGTTATCCCACATTGAACGCCGATTATGGGTTTGATAGATCTTTAATACGCAAGAATAAGCATAAATAAGCTCATCCCATGCCTCATTTCTTGCCCCTGACTTTTTAACCCATACCCTTTCATGGATTCGACCCGCTTTATATTTCCTTACCTCTTTTTCTGCTGTTAATTCTTCAAAATAATCCTCTGTAATCGTTGGGTAAAAATGCAAATAGCCATCTCCCGGCTCCGCGTCCCTCAATCGCCTATGTAAATAAGTTTTTATTTTATTAACACCAAGGCTATACAAACGAACGCTATTTTTTAACACCCGACCCCTTGCACCTGTTTCTACTTTCGTCGGTTTACCTAACATCACATCACCTTTTAAACGATCCACACCCTTAATAGGCATCACGCCCAAAGCAACCCGATCTCTTGCCCAACTGTAGACCTCAGCCGTGAAATGCCCTCCACTATCTATAGCCGCCGCTTGTATCTTTAATTCAATCCCATCCTCATTCTTATAAGCATTCATCAAAACATCATCTAACTGATTCCATACGTCCATGCGCCCCGGATTCCCATATAAAACTATTCGATCAATTAAATAAAGTTGTTCGGGCCTGTTATGACTATCTGATTCTTTTGGTCTACCTACTCCCCAAACAGACAAACTTAACCGATCATCTTGTGTGTCAATTCCACAAACTAAAAACAAAACCTCTTTAGGTGGAATCCCTTTTTTATATGTCTCTTTCGCTGCCCTTTGCATTAACGAACTAGCACCAACTTTTCTTTCAAACTCATCACTAAACAACTCGCCTTGAACGGTGTTTTTATATGTCTTTACTTGTTCAATATCACCCTGACAAGATAACCATTCCTCAATAAGTTTGGGCCAGCTCGCATTAGGTGAATAACTATAAGCCGCCCATATATGAAACCCTGCATGACGACCATTACCCTCCGCTGTTTTTCTCCATTCCCCGCGTTCTACCATCCACCTTTTCTTTTCATGAGGAATTAACACGCCGCAAGATTCGCAAGCGTAACGGGTGGTTTCTGGGTCGTCGTCTGTCCATCTGAAATTTTCAAACTTCAAAACTTGTTTATGTCCACAGTCAGGACAGGGGCAGAAGTAAAAACGTTTATCCGATTTGTCCCATAATTTCTCAACCGCTGAAAAATCTTTATCAGTTGGTGTACTGCCTGCAACTATTTTCCTATTCCAGTAAAAGTCAGTCCTCTTAATTCCTAATTTGATTGGGTCGCCTTCAGAACCCGCACTACTTGGATAACCGTCTACCTCATCAAATAAAACTACTCTTCTACTAACTCGTCTAAATCCTCTTGGTGAATTTGCACCGACTAAACCGAGAGTCCCGCCCGGAAATTGTTTACTTAATAACGTATTTGTCCCATCCTTTGCTTTCGCTTCACTAATTAAACCTCTTAAACATGGGGTGTCCCTTATCATTACCGCGATTTCTTCCTTTGAGTAACCGTTGCAATCATCTAAGGTTGGCTGCACGATCATGATGTTACAGGGGTCTTGGTGAACGTGATACCCGATCAAATGATTAAGCATCTTTGTATATCCAACCCTCGCGCTTTTCATTACCGTCACCTGTTCAATATCTGGGTCAGTCATTGCGTCCATCATTCCGACTTGATACGGAATACTTTTCCAACGTCCACCCTCACTAGAACTTTCTAACGACAATCGAGCAAATTTAGAAGCCCATTGGCTAAGCGTTAATTTCTCAGGTGGTTTAAATGCTAATAAGGCATCTTTTAATATGTCAGTCGCGCTATTCATGCCGCCTCTACATTTTCAACTGCTAAATCTTCAAGCGTTTCTCGCACAATTTCATCTAATAACGCCATAGCCCCTTTATCTAGATCGGGAATCCTTTGTTTTGCCTTTGTCGGTATCCCTAACACCTTTGTTTTTGCAATCGTTACCAATTGAACCCACGACCTTTTTACATCTTCACTAGGAACCAAGACTTTTTCCTTTTCCTCAACCTCAATTTCTGCCAACCTTGCCATCATCGCCTCACGCTTTGCCCTTGACTCGTTAAAACTTGGCAGTTCTTCATTGCTACCAACATTCTTTATAGATTCTTTGATTTCAGGCGTAAAAGAGACACTGTTTTTATCCCATAGCTCTAAAGCAAGCTCTTTGTTAAGCTTCTCCCTTGCCCCTACCTTAACAATTGCAGCGTCTAAAATTCCTGTCTGTCTTCTCTGTGAAACCGCTGATCTAGTAACGCCTTTCAGTTGTGCTAAGTCTGAAAAAGTAATAAACATTCAGTCTATTTGTTAAGTGCATACGTCTCCATAGTAAGGGATCTTGTTTAGTTGTTAAGTCAGCTAGTATTTGTGCCTAGAAAATTTTCGAGCGAACGAACGACC